ACTAATCATTACCTACCCAAGTCTACGTGGGTCAACAGTCACATGTATAAATCGCTAATTGATATGCGTACAAGTCATGGCGAGACAGCATGGAATACACAGCCTATGACAAAGACTGATGATGGTAAGTACCTAGACTTTCAGCGTGATCCATTCAAGTCACATGAACAGTGGACATGTACAACCGAACGCCACAAACAACCTGTAACACGTATCAAGGTTAGTCCAGAAAAGCGTAAGTATTACGAAGCTATACGTGAGTATGCCGAATGGGCTTGGGTAATGCAAACCATATTGATGAACCGCGATCACTACGACTGGGAACACCAACGACTCATACGACAACAGTGTGGTGATGCGATAACTGACAGTGATGTGTTTCGTGATATGTTGAAAGACCCTACCGATGAGCGACGTTCGCCTGTAGCCATAGCTATACTGGGTGAAATATCCGAGTATGACTGGCAGACTCAAACGTCATCACCACCAGAAGATGAGAAGAAGTTTATGAGTAGGTTCAAGTCACAGGTTGACAAGTTAGCCAACTTCAAAATCAAGTATCAAGACTACAAATAGGAGATATGAAATGTTTTTATCTGCCATACCAAGAGCAATAAACTACCACAAAAAGGGTGATGTTTCTCGACCAATAAGTTCAGTGAAAGCCTTGAGAGAAGCTACGAAGAACGACAAACGCCACGAGTACGAGTGGGGTAAGTTCTGCCAGTTCTTTGATGACTTTGTGTACAAAGCTACGATGCACCTACCCAACGTAGAGTTTGTTATGAGTTCAGTATCAACAACTAAATATGAGGTAGTGGTGTTTTACAACGATGATTTGTGTGAGATGGGTAGACTGAGTACCACGTACTACGATGGTAACTTGCAATATCACGTACAGAGTCACGTCATACAGAACCAACGATACTGCCCACACAATTCACCCGATGACTACCACACGTTATCGAGCAAGAATATATCGAAAGCCGTAGCCAATGCGCGTAAATACTTGCGTCCCAATACAATGTCCGATATTGCTAGGTCAACACATGATAACGTGGAACAACGAGTTATGAAGCATCGTGGTGACGTAACTAGTGAGCGTGCAAATCGAGCACGCGAGGTGGGATTCGAGGTAAGTCGTGTAGGTGACTTGCCTGACATAGCACAAACAGTCATGGACATGCACCGAATGGGTTTGATGACTGTAGATGAGGAGTTAGATGGAAAGCTAGGCAAGCTGTACGAAGCCATTGAGAACTACTATGCACTACTTGGTGAAGATGACGAGTACATGACTTGTGTGTGGATAAAGAATGATGAGATACAGATGCACCCATTCGATGTACACTACAGACATGCCAGTCAAGCCACTAGAGTAAGTCGTGGTCAAGCACCTTGGGACGAGAGCTTTGGACGTTTCCCTTGTACAATACCGCGTAACGAGTTACCAGATAGTGTGGCGGATAGGGTAGCTGTGTTAGATGTCTTAGGTGTTAATGATTTTGTATATGATGTTGGCGTTAAGTTATCAGATAGTGTATATTACGTTAGATATGACTGGGGATACCCAGAATAATAAAAGTTCTACACTGTAGAACAAAAATAATGTAAGGAGTGACGTATGGCTATGACACCTGAAAGAAAGGTGAAGAAGAAAGTGGCTGACTATCTAAGAAGTATAGGTGCATACTTTTTCTACCCCGCAACTGGTGGGTATGGTAGAAGTGGTGTGCCTGATATAGTTGGTTGTTACAAGGGCAAGTTCTTTGGTATTGAATGTAAGGCAGGTAGCAACAAGCCTACTGAGTTACAGAAGAACGAGTTAAAGCAAATCGCCCAAGCAGGTGGTATTGCAACTGTAACCAATGAGGATACAATACACACCCTTCAATATATATTGAATGGTTTACCCGAACCTGACCCTAACCAATTGGAGTTTGACTTTGATTGAGGGTAAGCCTGTGGTCGAGGCTGAATTAGAAAGTATTGATATGGCAATACGTAGAGAGCGCAACCGCCTATGGAAACTAGAAGATGAAGATTTAGATCCTAGTTATAGTTGGCTTGATTACTTGTTAGCTGAAAAGGCGCGTGGCGTACAGCACATTGTATTAAACTTTTAGGAGAACACTATGGTAGATGCAAGCCCAAAAGAGTGGGACGAACTAAGAAAGAAGCACCCTGAACTTATAGAGAAGTATGAAAACTTTTTGGACGAGGTGGGTGACGATCCAGTAAATAATCCGAACCATTACAATACAGGTGGAGTAGAATGTATTGAGGGTATCGAGTCTAGTATGAGTCCTAACGCGTTTCTAGGTTATCTCAAGGGTAACTGTATGAAATATATGTGGCGTTATGAATACAAGGGTAAACCCCTTGAGGATTTAGAAAAGGCTCAATGGTATCTCAATCTGCTAATAGAACGGATTAAGTAATGGATCTTATTACGTTAGACTTTGAGACGTACTACGACAAAGATTTCTCGCTACGTAAGATGACAATGGAAGCCTACATTCGTGACCCTCGCTTTGAGGTGATCGGTGTAGGTGTTAAACTGAATAGTGGTGAGACTGAATGGGCAAGTGGTACGCATGAGCAGATTAGTAGGTATCTACATTCTTTTGATTGGAGCAACGCTATGCTCCTTTGCCATAACACTTTGTTTGACGGTGCTATTATTTCTTGGCTCTTTGATATACAACCTCGCGTCTATGCTGATACTCTTTGCATTGCTCGCGCACTACACGGTGTCGAGGTTGGTGGATCTCTGCACGTCCTTAGTAAAAGGTATAATATTGGAACTAAAGGCACGGAAATTTTAAATGCCGTAGGTAAACGTAGAGAAGACTTTACACCAGAAGAACTTAGTAGGTATGGTGACTACTGTGTCAACGATGTAGAGTTAACCTATAAGTTGTTCATGCTTATGGGTAAGAACTTTCCTAAACAAGAGATGCGCATCATTGACATGACATTGCGCATGTTCACCGAACCAATGCTAGACCTAGACATTGGACTACTTCAAGAACACCTAGATAATACCATCAAGATAAAAGAAGATTTGATACATTCAAGTGGTGTCACACGTGAACAGCTAATGAGTAACCCCAAATTTGCCGAACTACTGGTATCAATGAATGTCGATCCCCCGATGAAAATAAGTCTCACAACACGCAAAGAAACCTACGCATTCGCAAAAAGTGATGAGGGATTTAAAGCGTTACAAGAACACGAAGACCCACGTGTACAGGCACTTGTTACTGCACGTTTGGGTACAAAGAGCACGTTAGAAGAATCACGTACTGAGAGGTTTATAGGTATTGCTAAACGTGGATTAATACCTATCCCAGTGAGGTACTATGCCGCGCATACAGGTAGATGGGGTGGTGATGACAAGATAAACATACAAAACCTACCCAGTCGTGGTGCTAATGGTAAGAAGTTGAAGTCCAGTATCATCGCGCCAGTAGGTTACACACTAGTTGATTGTGATTCATCACAGATCGAGGCGCGTGTACTTGCATGGTTAGCAGGGGAAGACAACCTAGTCAAAGCGTTTGCTAACAACGAAGATGTGTATGTCAAAATGGCGGCAAAGATATACCACGTCAAAGAGAAAGACGTTACCAAAGAACAACGATTTGTAGGTAAAAGTACGATACTCGGTGCAGGTTACGGCATGGGTGCGGTTCGGTTTGCTGAGCAGTTGCGAGCGTTTGGTACAAAGATAGAGGTAGATGAGGCACGTAGGATTATATCTATCTACAGAGATACAAATTGGAGAATAGCTCAGTTCTGGCGTGAGTGTCAGAACATGTTAGTGAGTATGTCTCGAGGAGAGGCAGGTGCAGTGGGTACAAACAACCTACTTACCTACAGAGATAACTCGATAAAGTTGCCAAGTGGTCTGCGTATGCGGTATGGTGACTTAAATTATGAACAAGGCGAACGCGGTTTAGAGTTTAGTTACATGACAAGGCGTGGTCGCACAAGGATCTACGGTGGTAAGGTTACAGAGAATGTATGCCAAGCTATCGCTAGGTGCATCATGGGTGAACAGATGTTGGCTATTGCTAAGAGATACAAGCCTGTACTTACAGTGCATGATTCTGTGGTATGCTGTGTACCTGATGATGAGTTAGACGAAGCTAGACAATACATAGAAGATTGTATGAGTACAACACCATCTTGGGCAGAGGGTATGCCTATAACATGTGAGTCTGGCATTGGTAAATCTTATGGAGACTGTGAATAATGGCTAAAGACAAAATAGAAAAAGCAATTAAAGAAGCACATGAAGCGGCTGATGAAGCTATTGATGAACTACAAGAGGATATTACAGAGGCACGTAACTCTGTTATGGAATGGCTACACACGGAACGCACTTTCAAGCAAGCTGAACTTCTTGTAGCAGGTCTAGGTGTATTGGCAATAATCTGGGCTGTAGGTAGCATGTAATGAGTATTACGCCTTGGTCATTCAGTAAAATTAAATCCTTTGAACAATGCCCTAAGAAGTTTTATCATCTAAAGGTAGCAAAGGATTATAAAGAGCCTGAGACTGAGGCGATGCTTTATGGTACTGCTGTGCACGAAGCGGCAGAGGAGTACATTCGAGATGGAAAGCCGTTACCCCCTGAGTACGATTATATAAAAGCCCCACTAGATTCATTGAACATGAAACAGGGGAACAAACTTTGTGAATACGAGATGGGGTTGACGGCTGACCTCGAACCTTGTGGGTTCTGGGACGATAACTGTTGGTACAGGGGTATAGCTGATTTAGTTATACTTGACGAAGAAAACAAAACTGCTTGGGTAATAGATTACAAGACAAGCAAGAACACACGTTATGCTGACAAGGGACAGTTAGAACTTATGGCGTTGTGTGTATTTAAACATTTTCCTGACATTGAGACTGTACGTGGCGGTCTTTTATTTGTAGTATGTAACGAGTTAATACGTGAAACGTATGGCAAAGATCAAGCTGGTAAGATGTGGGAGAAGTGGTTAGCTGATTACAACCGCATGGAACAGGCTTGGAAAAAAGATGTATGGAATGCTCACCAAAGTGGGTTATGTAAACGACATTGCATTGTTACAGAATGCGTGCATAATGGTAGACACTAATGAGACGTAAAAGAGCCAAACAAGTAAACGCTCCAGTAGGGAGTAAAGCATTCGAGGCACGTATGGAACGCCAACGTGCTAGGCGTGCATTTGATAAAAAGAATGGTAAAGCCGCACGCAAAGGTAAAGATATAAGCCACAACAAGATGTTAAAGAATGGTGGCAGTAACAAGGACGGATATAGATTAGAAAGTCCTAGTAAGAATAGATCTAGGAATGGGCATAAGCCCAAGAAATAGTTTTTGCTTGGTGTGTCAGACGCTTAGCTTGATGCGTCGTTAAACAACGTGGTTCGTTCCTCCTCCTTTGCGGTGCTGTATAACCACAAAAATCGAGTTAGCTTTGGGTATTGATTAAAGTCCCACATAGCAGACCTAGCCCCATCTGTAGCGACAAGGGGCCATCACTGGGTTCCACGGTTATTTGGGTTATCTGGGTTATTTGGTTTGCGCTATTTTTACGGGCGCAAGAAATGTAAGTATGTACGTCGTAACAAGTTATCGTAAACGGACACCGTTTTACGAGGTTAACTTATGGAGAATAAAAATTGAAGATAGTAGATAACCGCGCACTGTTACTTAACCTGAGATCACCCGGGCGGGTTACGAGTGTTATACCAAAGAGTAAGAAGTTATCAGAACATGAAGTATTAGTTAATTGGGGAGTTGATGAAGTGCAAGTATTACGTAACATAGGTATCAACGCGCCTTCACCTATTGAAGGTAAGTATGAGTGGACAGGTAGATACGATCCGTACGAACACCAAAAAGCCACAGCAAGTTTCTTTACACTAAATAAAAAATCATTTTGTTTTAACGAGCAAGGTACAGGTAAGACAGCCAGTGCTATTTGGGCATCAGATTATTTATTAGATCAGGGCAAGATAAACAGGGTGTTAGTTATATGCCCTCTATCTATTATGGAATCCGCATGGCGTAACGACCTGTTTAACTTTGCTATGCACCGCAAGGTAGATGTAGCGTATGGTTCAGCCAAGAAGCGTAGAGAGATAATCGAAGGTGACGCTGAGTACGTGATAATAAATTACGATGGTGTGGAGATTGTACAAGAATCTGTACAATGTGGTGGCTTTGATTTAATTATTGTAGATGAAGCTACACACTATAAGAATGTACAGACTAAACGGTGGAAGACACTAAACAAGTTAGTAGGTAAAGATACTTGGCTGTGGATGATGACAGGTACACCTGCGGCACAAAGCCCAACCGATGCGTTTGGTATAGCCAAACTTGTAAACCCAACAGCACTACCTCGTTTCTTTGGGTCTTTCCGAGATCAAGTCATGGTCAAGGTAACAAACTTTAAGTGGATACCAAAAGATGATGCTACTGACAGGGTGCATCGAGTCTTACAACCTGCCATACGTTACACCAAAGAAGAGTGCCTAGATTTACCACCTATGGTTTATGTTAAGCGTGAAGTCGACATGACTGCGCAACAAAATAAATACTACAAAGAATTAAAGAATAAGATGATTATGCAAGCAGCAGGAGAGCAAATCACCGCTGCAAATGCGGCAGTAAACATGAACAAGTTACTCCAAATATCATCTGGCGCTGTATATACCGATACTGGTGAGTCATTAGAGTTTGATATAACTAAAAGATATAAGGTGCTACGTGAGGTCATTGATGAGTCAAGTAAGAAAGTTCTAGTCTTTGTACCTTTCAGACATACCATACAGTTACTCACTGACAAGTTAAGGAAAGATGGTATAACCACAGAGGTAATCAATGGTGATGTACCTGCACCCAAACGTACTGATATATTTAAACGCTTTCAAGAACAAGACGACCCAAAAGTTTTAGTTATCCAACCACAGTCTGCGGCACACGGTGTAACACTTACAGCGGCAAACACTGTGGTGTGGTGGTCGCCCACCAGTTCGTTAGAAACGTACGCGCAAGCGAATGCTAGGGTGCACAGATCAGGTCAGGATCAAAAGTGTACAGTTGTCCACCTACAAGGATCTTACGTAGAGAAACGTGTTTACACATTATTGGACAATAGAATAGACATACACACAAAAATGATTGACTTATATAAAGAAATACTTGACTAGTACACAATCATACGCTATGTTGTCTATCCCTTTTGTAAAGGAGCGTAAAATGAGTGAAGAAAAACTGACTGCTGAGAAGTTAACTACTGTTTATTTGAAGATAAAAGATAAGCGTAGCGAGTTATCGGCAGAGTTTAAAGAGAAAGATGCTGAGTTATTGGAGCAGTTGGATAAGGTAAAGCGTGCTTTACTGGACTACTGTGAAGATCAAGGTGTCGATAGTGTAAGAACTTCTGCGGGATTGTTTTACCGTTCTGCTCGTACACGCTATTGGACTAGTGATTGGTCTTCAATGCACGAGTTTATTCTTGAGCATGAAGCGCCTGAACTGTTAGATAAACGTGTGAATCAGGGCAACATGAAACAGTTTTTGGAAGAGAACCCCGACCTTGTACCTAAAGGTCTTAACGTAGATTCTGAATACGTTGTATCAGTAAGGAGAAAATGATGTCAGATAATTTTGTTCCAATCGGTGACGTAGCAGATAAGTTTAGTGTATCTAAACACACAGTCAGGCAGTGGTTGCGTAAAGGCAAGATCCCTGCGGATATGTATGTGAAGATCGGTAACACTTATCGTTACAACCTTCAAGGGATTGAAAACGCCTTTTTGAATACCAATAAAGATTCGGTAGAAAAAGAGGCGGTCAGTGACTACGAGTTTGGCACTGACATGTTAGACGAGGACTTCTAATGAGAAGGTTGAGCATACGTGGTGGTACGTTTACTGATATTGCTGATGGGCAAGAAACCCCTTTAGGTGATATGGTAAATGTAATCATCGTGAATGCCGCGCCTGTATCAAGATCATATTTTGGTAATGAGTTTGACCCTAACAAGTCTACTGCGCCAGTCTGTTGGTCTGATGATACACAACGACCCTCTACCAAGGTATCAGAGGATAACGTGCAATCACGTAGGTGTATGGACTGTACACAGAATGTACGTGGTTCTGGTGAGCATGGTGGTAGGGCTTGTCGGTTTCAACAACGACTTGCTGTTGTGTTTGAAGGAGATCTCGAAGAGGTGTATCAGTTGCAGATACCTGCCAGTTCTATATTCGGCAGAGCGCAAGGCGGTAACATGGGTATGCAAGAGTATGCTCGCCACCTATCTTCACATGATACGTCTGTTATTGCTGTCGTTACAAACATTACGTTTGATAAAGATAGTGTTGTTCCAAAACTTTATTTTAAACCTATGCGACCTATTGACAAAGGTGATGGGCTAAAGATAGCAGAGATGGTGGTACACGAAGATACAAAACGTGCTATCACATCATTCGTCCCTGTAACTAGTGAACCCTCACCCTTCGGTAAAGTGGAAGGTGGGTTTGATATAAATGCAAACTAAGGTAATTAATTATGGCTAATACAAATAGCAGTTATATTATAGAAAACGTTGAGGCTCTTTGGCCTCGTATCAATAAACCATACCGTTTTGATAACGCAGAAAATCGCACTGTACCGTGTACCGCGTTTGACGATGGTGCTAAATACGAGATTAAATTTCGTATGACAAAAGATCAAGCTAAGGCTTTGTATCTTGAAATGTGTAAGGCGTATGAGGAACGCAAAGAAAAAGGGTGGCCTGAGAAAGTTGATAATCCATTCACCAAAGATGACGATGGTATGTATGTGTACAAAGCCACGTTGAAAGGTGCGTATGGTAAAGAGGCTACACTTAAACCTGTACAAGTGGACTCGAATGGGAGTAAACTACCAGAAGATTTCATGTTAACCACAGGCAGTACAGTCAATGTGGCTGTAATCTTTGTGCCCTATAACATGCGTGAAGCAGGAATCTCACTACGTTTGAAAGCGGTACAAGTAATTAAATATGTACCTATGGAATCTAGCACGCCATTCGGTAAGGTTGAAGGTGGCTTTACATTCCAGAAAGATGATAACCCTTTTGAGGTTGTTGAAGCTAAACCTACTACCAATGTTATTGAAGGTGAGTTTGGTGATACACCTGAACCAAAGAAAGTCAGTAAAAAAGCAACACCTAAACCAAAAAAGACTGACGCTGATCTTGCATCAATCGTAGACGACTGGGACGACTAGTCCCACAAACTTAGCTAGGTATAACCGAAAAGGGGGCAACTGCCCCCCTGCTATCTCCACCCTCGGAATTAGGAATGTATTATGGATGCAGAAGTATTTTTGCGGCACGTCACAGGGGAAGACGGGTACTACTGTTTATTTGCTGTTAAGCTAGGACAAAATGACAGGCCACAAACGTTTCATACAGACTATGATTCGTTACTACAAGAAGCACGTAAGCTAGATGCTCGTGGGTATAGCCCATACTTTGCACTGGCTACGTTTGAAGAAAGTGGTACTCGTGTAGCTGACAACGTAAAACAGTTAAAGTCTTTCTTTATGGACATCGACTGCGGGGAAGGCAGAGATTATCCAACGAAGAAAGAGGGATTACAAGCCCTACAAAGATTTTGTAAGAAGGTTGAACTACCAAGACCTTTGTTAGTTGATTCAGGTAGAGGGGTACATTGTTACTGGCCTTTGTCTGAACCTGTTAGCAAAGAAACGTGGAAGCCTGTAGCCGAGCACCTTAAACAGCTATGTAAAAATCATGGGTTTATTGTTGACCCATCAGTAACTGCCGATGCGGCTCGTGTACTGCGTATACCTACTACGCACAATCATAAGACTGAACCACCAACAGAAGTAACATTCTTTAGTGAGCATGTACCAGAGTATGTGACGCTAGATGAGTTTGCTAAGTGCATTGGTGCGGATAAGGTAGAAACAAAGTCACTTGAGCCTATGCCTAACAGCGCAGTTATGGATGCGTTGATGGGAAACAAACAATTCAAATTTAAAGATATTATTGCTAGAGAATCTAGCTGTGCGCAGTTAGTTAACATAGTAGTAAATCAGGATGAGTGTAGTGAGCCTATGTGGCGAGCAGGGCTGTCTATAGCTAAGTTCTGTTCTGATGGGCAGAAAGCCGCACACGTTATGTCTAAGAATCACCCTGAGTATTCAGCAGAAGAAACACAGGATAAGTTTGACAAAATTAAAGGGCCTTATCAATGTGCACACTTTGATGAGTTCAAGCCTGATGTATGTACCAAGTGTCCGCACTGGGGCAAGATCAAGTCACCTATATCGTTAGGTGGTAGCATAAAAGAAGCTACCGAAGAAGATAATATAGTAGAAGTACCTGCACTTGATCTACCAAACACACCTACTACTACGTATGTAATTCCTACATACCCAAAGCCATATATACGTGGCGCTAGTGGTGGTGTATATATACGTACCACAGATGAAGAAGGTGATCCTACTGAGGAACTTATATACCACAACGACATTTACATCGTCAGTCGTATTGTAGATGTCGAACTAGGGGAAGTTGTGGTAATACGTTTACACCTACCACAGGACGGTGTACGTGAATTTACAGTTCCACTTACAGCAGTAACTTCAAGAGAAGAATTTAGAAAACAGATGTCCATGCAAGGCGTGGCAATAACAAAGATGGATAAACTTATGACTTATATGACTACTTGGATTAACGAGTTGCAAGCTACTACAAAAGCTGACTTGGCTCGTACCCAGTTTGGTTGGACTGATGATACACACAGTGCATTCATTTTAGGCAATCAAGAAATATCAAGAAATGGTGTAAAGAGTAACCCACCATCTAAAGCTACAGCAGGTTTGATGAGTGCGTTCAAACCAAAAGGTACGCTAGAGCAGTGGAAAGAAATGGCTAACTTCTATAACCGTGATGGCTTTGAGTTACACCAATATATAGTAGCTAGTGCTTTCGGTTCACCACTTATGGCGTTAATGCCCATCGCATGTTCGAGCTTACACGTTCATAGTAAGGAGTCTGGACTAGGTAAGACCACTGCTATGTACGTAGGAGCGTCTGTTTGGGGCAATCCAAAGACCTTAGTAGTCGAAGCAAAAGATACGCAGAATTCATTGATGTTACGTGGTGAGGTATACAAGAACTTACCTTATTACATTGATGAGTTAACAAACGCCAAGGGTGAAGAACTATCTGACTTAATATATCAACTATCTAGTGGTAGGCAACGTAACAGGATGGCAGGTAGCGCGAACACAGAGAGACATCGGGGTGAGCCGTGGAGTTTACTATCTATATCTACAGGTAACACTAGTGTCATTGAACGAATAAGTGCTTTCAAGAATGCTCCGAAGGCCGAAGCGGCTCGTATGCTAGAAACAAAAGCTGTTAAGTTATTTGATGAGACAAAGACTAAGCACCTGACTGATGCACACCAGTCTAACTCTCAAAACATATATGGGGTTGTAGGCGTACCCTATCTGCAATATCTAATGCAGAACATGGATAGAGTTATAAACCTATTACAAGAAGTACAGCAGAAGTTAGATGCAGGTGCGCAACTAACCGCACAGGAAAGGCATTGGTCAGCAGGTTCTACCGTTACTGTAGCAGGGTTTATGTTGGCTAGTGAACTTGGGTTCTTAGAGTATGACAAAGAAGGCTTTTTTAGGTACGCCCTACGCTTATTAAAAGAGAATAAGACTATGGCTAGCGATATGATAGCTTCTACGGCTGACACATTGAATGACTTTGTGCACGAGCATTGGGGTAGCATACTAAAAATTAAAAGCACTGATGATATGCGTAAGAATCAGGGCAATGGTATGGACGACCTAGTTATACCTGAAGCTGATCCTCGTATTCGCTTGGTAGGTCGTTATGAGACTGACGTTAAGAAGTTATACATAATACCTAAAGTATTGAAAGCATGGGCTGCTAAACAACAGATAAATTACAGTTCATTGATAGACGAATTGAAAGCTAAGTTTAAAGGTAAGTATGAAAAGATAAGGCTTACTAAAGGTACATCAACCAAGATGCCACTAACACACGTGTTTTGTGTAGATTGTTCTGAAGTTGATTTAGACGAAGATGCTGAAACTTGATGACATAGCACCTGATGGCGTACGCATTATCGTACGTTGGGATAAGATGGGCGTTGGCGCTTCAGTCTTCGTCCCATGTATCAATGCTCGTAAAGCACGAGAACAAGTTAACGTAATATTTAAAAGAAGAGGTTGGAAATACAAAGCCCTAACCTCCATAGAGAGTAACAAGTTAGGTGTACGCTTTTGGAGGATCGTGTGATATTATAGGAAAAGAAGTAACTTCCTCCCCTTTGTTGCTTCTGTCACTCCCTTGACTCCCCTTTGTTCCGAGGCATTGGGGAGTTTTTTTATTTACTGTATTCTTTCCAACTATCCATTAAGGCTTCTCTATACATAGCAGATACAACAACTCCATTATGTTTAGTAGCCGCAGATCTATGTTGAGCTTTCACCGAAGCCTTAATATTATCACGCGATATAACAAACTTTTGACCTTTATGCCTTTTGTTAAATTCTTTTATGTCTTCCCACGTATCAGCCATTTCTTGGTAGTCTCTATCTCGTAACGCCTTGTAGTATCTACCAGTAAGTTTCTTACGCTCTTTTGCTATAGCAGTGGTGACTTTGGTGTCTCTAGCGCTCTTTTCGCTGTTAAATGCCAAGTCAGTTGGCATAAAGCCTAGGAATTTAGAGAAGATTTCACCACCTTTAATATCATCAAGCATAGGTTCACCTGCCCTAGTTAACACACCCTCATCGTAATATCGGAATGAAGTCAGCACATTTGATGCACCCGCAGGAGCAAACGACTCTGTCGCACGAAGGAAGTTACCATCCGCAAAGTCTTTCATACCCCTTTGGAATCTACTTAGAGTGCTAACAAATGGCCCACCTAAGTAGTAACCAAAGTTAGCTTCTACACTAGGATCTCGCATGTAGCGTCTTGACTGGAATATTAAATCATTTAGTTTAACACGATCAGATATAGACATGCCTGTAAGTGTAGATACCGGCCCTTTGTAGAAATCCTCTTTTATAAACTTACGTAACCTTGTATCTGCATCATCTTCGTCATCATCTAAGAATAGATCCCAAAGCGTAGATATTATGCCCCACAGGGGAGTACCACCAATACCCGCAAAAAAGGCCGCGCTTAAATGTATACCCGCTAATTGTTGTAGCCCTATTTTTCTTTCTTGTGGGGTAGAGAATATACGTAATATACCTTTTATACCCGCTTTTATCATAGCTGAGTTCATAAGCACACCATAACTCTTATACATGAGTGCCAACCTACCAACATCTTGTTTTGCTACGGGCATTGTAGTTTCTAAGGTAGAACCACCGTTGGTTTCTTGTGTTAGGTATATGGCATCCAAAGCGGCTATCTTACGTAACTCGTTTACATTTGGAGGTACGTCAATTTCTTTACCCAAACGAGGGCTGTAGTATTTCTTACCTGCCTTAAACTGTTCAGCCATTTGCTGACGTATTAAGTTGTAAGAGCCTATAATTACTGTCTGGGTGTTAAAGCGTTCACCTTGTACAAAGAAGTATGCAGACGCTCGCATTAGTTTGTCATACCTACTAGTCTTCTCGTCAACACCCAACTCTCGGTTTATGTTTGTGCCAAACAATTTACCTTGTAAATCAGCTTCTTTTATCACTGGTATCAAAGATTCTAGCTGTTCTATTTCTTCTAACGCGGCCTTTTCGTCCATAGCGTGTTCGCGTATCTTCTTCTTGTGGCTTTCTTTTAGCGTGTAGGTAGCCCCTTCACCTGTACCTTTTATATCATAAAATTCTTTTATGGACATTCTGGAGCCACCAACCATACGTGCTGATCGCATAAACTCGTCGATAGTCCTTTGTACACCAAACCGTGGCGCTAGGTACGGCATAACAAATAATGGAACCTGTGTCATGTTTACAATGGCGGATGATAAGTTAAAGCCTAGTGTGTACAAAAACGCTACTTGGTTTGCATGTTTAATAAAGTATTCTTTACCCTTATCTTTAGCTCCCATCAATGCAAAATTGGCGTGGTCTTGTATGAGCGCATCTCTGACAGCATTAATTTTAGCGTTGTCTGGTTCCTCTTTGCTTAACTCTGTCGCCCTATCAGTAATATCTCTAACTGCCATACGAATCTCTGCGGCTGATCTTATTTTAGCGGCTTGTAAAGCCAAAGATTTACCCTTTGTCTGCGCGGCAGTCATCACATTTTGGTCGTAACCAAAGTCTCCCTTACGTGCAATTAGTGAACGCACAAAAGAATTCTCTGGAGTTGTAGCGGCATACATGCGAATCACTTGGTCTTGTATAGATTCCGAAACGTTCTCTTTCTGTAACATGTCCAATATATCTGATACAAATGTACCACTAGGAGATTTCTCAAACAAAGGTCTTGTAAGTTCTCCATTAAATTTACTGATAGTGGAGTTATCTACGTCAGGGTCAGCTTCTAGTCTTTCCACCATAGCATCGCGTTGCGCTACATGTTCGTATGTAAGTAAGGCGTTCTCAACACCAAGTGCTTCACCTGTCTTAGGGTCTCGTCTTGTATAAGTAAACCATATTCTAAACTCACCATCGTCCCGCACTAATGGAAAGTAGTTTTTTATTTTAGCTTTGGATAGCAGTTTTCTGTTTATATCCCGTAATAACTTCCTACCTGCCTCGTTACCTGAATCTTTTATAATTCTATCAGTCTCAACGTCCATAGCTTTTTCAATGTCGTTAAATGTAGAAGCGTAATAACTTTTTTCCCTGTTATATTGTTCTTTCATTTTTCGTTGTACGTCAATTGGGAACTCGTTTAGTTCGCGTTGTAACTCATCAAATACTTCTGCTAGATCTACAGTTTCAAGTGTTTTACCTTCGTAGTCTGAACGCTTGCCGAAAGGGTCTACGTCATAGATGGTAGCACCGTAGTCTGGGCTGTAAACAATACGGTTAAATGCAGCAAATACTTTTGCGCCTACACCTTCAAAAAACTTTCTTTGTTGTTCTATAAACTTGTCGCTTCTAGCAATAGCGGCATCACTACTCCCGCGCTGTTTGTTTATCTCCCTATGTAGCTTGTGTCCCAGATCTCCAAAACCTGTTACAGTAGCTATATCTGCCAGTGTGGAAAGGTGTATGAACTTAGCGAAGTTTCTAAGGCCTCCACCTCGGGCTTTCATGTTCTTCCAAAAGTCTGACATTCCGGGTTGATGTTCTTTTACTTCAAGACGCGCTTCTTCTAATCTATCTGTTGTAGATTTAGCCATCTCTCTTATAGAACCTCTATCGGAACGTACATACCTAAAGTTAGGATCTAGGTTAGGTTCTAGTATAGCTTCTGCTAATCTATCTATTTCTTGTAAAGCGCTACCTAATTGTCTAGGTGGATCTCCACGCAACATACGTAAAATGTTTTTAATGATATTGATAAATTTATCTAGCGCCGTGTATTCTTTACCATCTACTTTAATCTTACCTAATTCTTTTCTAAACACACGATTGTTAAGCCCTTCAGCTAAAAACTCATGTATGTCTGTCGTGCCGTATGCAGTGCCTAACTTACCTTCAAGGTCATTGAACAGCTTGTATAGAGCCTTGACAGCAGGAGAGTTAGGATTCTTCTCTATGGCTACTTCACTCAATGCGTGACTAGTTTCGTGCAATACAAAGTGCGTAGTTGTGTTGAAACCTTCTTTTAAGGTTATGGTATCTGTTCTGTAGTCATAGTATGCAAATGGCACTTCATCAGCGTTTTTATAAGCCTGTGGATACCTTTTAACAGTTTCTTCACCAGTTACAAATTCTACTTTTGTATCAGCTATCTTGTTAGCAAAGTTTCTTGCGTTAGCTCGTAACTCAGAACTCTCTGCAGTTTTCGCTAGTTCTAACAATGCTTCTTTTAACTTGTTTGCACGTAGTAACTTATCTACTTTGTCAGATACCATACGTAGTAATACCTTGGCATCTGCTTTGGATATTTTAGCTTCTCTAACTACCTCACCTTCGTACTGCTTACCTACAGTAGTTATGTCTTCTTTAGTAGCTTCATTTAGCATGTACTTTGAGCCGTAGTCATCAAGCATGCGTCGCAATGCGCCATAAGATACCCCAGTGTCCTTCCACTTTTTGGCTATCTGTTGCATCACCTCTACTTTTATTTCGCGCTTGGCCTCTTCTACTTTTCTTTTATCTACAGCCTCTTGGTCTATCTCAACTCCTTTTTTAGCTGGCTCCGCTTTAGGCTGTGCTTTAGCTTTAGGCTGTGCTTTAGCTTTAGGCTGTGCTTTAGGTTTAGGTTGTGCTTTAGCTTTAGGCTGTGCTTTAGGTTTAGGTTGTGCTTCAGCTTTAGGTTGTGCTTTCTTCCTAGTTACCTTAGCCTTACGCGTCTTAACAGCTTTTTTAGCTGTGTCCGCAGTCTCTTTCTTAGCAGCAGCTTTTTCAGATTTTTCTTGCGCCGCTTTAGCATCTGCTTCACGCAACTGTTGTACCTTAGTACGTAGGGCTTTGTTAGTTTCTTGACTTAAATTCTTTTTAGCCCATGCCAAGACCTTAGCGGCTTTTTTAGGAGTTAGCCCTCTAGTGGTTATTCCAGCAGTTTTAATTGGGTTATTGTTAGGGCTAGCTACTTGATATGTGGCATGTAACAAAGCGCTCATTGGGCTATCAAATTTCTGCATGTAAATAGATACTTCTTTAACATCTGCAGGTATAGCACGTTCTAAGGAGTCATCTTGAATTCTTTTTGTGGTTGGTAGGTCGTATACATTTTTTAATGCTCTACGATCTTGATTTAGTTTTCTGTGTTCAGGAACTAGCGTACTGCTAGTAGGGTACTTTACTAGGTCTACTTTTCTACCAGAATCTAGAACACGCTCTTTTGTGGTGGGTGTATCAATTGACGGAGCTTCAACAGGCTCCATCGTAGCGGGTCTGACTGGTTTTGTTCGGAGGCGTGGAGCCCCTAGTTGTAGTTCCTGTTGACTACCTAGTGCAAAGACTGGCTCTCTTTTTCGTCTAGTAGATCTTCTAGTGTTACGCTTACGACCATCCAATCTTCCTTGGAGAGGCTTTCCAGCGCTGGGGGTACCATCAGCACGTCTCTGTCCCATGAATTCTGAACGACTTTGAATGCGGTCTCTAGTTCTTCTCTCGTCAGGTGTTCTAGCAGTTTGCTTTCCAACATTTCCGATTTGCTCCTTTATCTTAGCTTCTAATTTACTAAGATCTGAGTCAGAAGGCAAGAAAGGTTGTCTACTTTCCATCTCTTGTAGTTCGGCAGGGAACATATCCATTTGTTCAGTATTGCGGTTTTTCCTAGCAGCTTTTTGCCTATCGTCAAATTGTTTTTGTTTCGCCGCTTCTGTAACACGCTGTGGCTTTTCTGCACGCTGAGTACGTTGGTATGATTCCAAACTAGCCACTTCAGCCTTGGTTGCTTTTGGGTTTCTGTAGCCGTCTTGTTGCAGGGCTTTTTCAAACTTCTTAGTTAACGCTCTAGAATTAGTGGTGGTAGAAGAATCTAACACTCGGTTAAGTATCGTTCTTCTATTTATCATAGTGCGCTCTTCTCGAGCCCTATCTCTAGCCGTATCTATTTTACGTGTAGAGTCTATTTTATCTTGCTCCACCATAGATTCTAGTTCGGCGGTTTCTAGCTCGTCTATCATATCCCGTGTACTAGTATCGCGCTCAGTCAACGGTTCTTTTAAATCTTGAACAGGTTTTGGGGGCCCTTGTTTATCACGTTCTTCTTGTTCAGCGACATTTAATTCTTCTGCAAACATATCGCCCTGTATATCATCACGCTCTTCTCGGGCTTTTTCTTGTCGCTCATCAAACTTTCTTTGTTCTACACGTTCTTCAGTAGTATCAATACTATCGTCTGTTACTTTAGCTCTTCTACCTTTTCTACTTAAAACGTCTTTAAGTCCCTGTACTATAGCACCAGAACCAGCGCCATAAGAGCCTTCTTCTAGCACGCCCATATTAATAAGTTCTTGTTCGGGGTCGTACCCTGCTTGTACTAAGTTTTGTAGTATAGCGGCAGATGCTTCTTGGCCACCTTCTATTATGCCCGTACCGACCATACGTTGTAATCTAGTAACAATCCCGTTAACAGTATCACTGTCTATCCTACTTACCAGTTTGTCCATTACATCAGACAATCCCGGAATTTTTAGCCTAGTAGCAAGCCTTCCGAGAGGTATCATTTCGGTTAGACCAACACCTACACCTTTCAGGGCGGCTAAATTACGCTCTTCTTCGGTTGCACCTGCGGCTCTAGCACGCTCACTAGATTCTCCCGCACCTGCTGCACCTGACACTACACCTGCTATTGGTATGGCTGCAGGGCCCGCAAACGCTGCAGGTACAAGTCCTAATATAGAACCAACACCTTGGCCTAAGTTATACGCTATAGAATCTTCGTCTACGTTATCAAAAGAAAGGGCTTCTTGAGTTGCTAGGATCTTTTTGCGTGCGGCAAGTTCTGCCTCTTCTTCAAGAGGAGCAATAGCGCCTAGCGCGGCTGAACTATATAAACCCACAGCACCCGTGGGTATACCTTTAAAGAAGTTACCAATCACACCAGTCTCTTCCTCACGTCCCACTTCTAAAGATGGGTACTTCTTGCGCTGTAGTTCGTTGTAGGCTTTTTCATAGAGCTCGCTTAGTTCTCTAGCTTCGCTCTCCAACCCTTGCGCCTTGGCGTTGTTATACGCACTTCTTATGTCTTGTAAGGTAGCCATTTGTTACCTACTTTAAACTTTCTACTAGGTCTTCACCTTTTTCACCAAGATCTATATCGCCGTCTAAAATGTCAGGCTCAGTTTTCGGGTTCGTAGAACTCAGATCACTTTCCTCAAAATTAACATTGTAAAGTTTACCTATCTCGGCCATTACCAATTTACGTGTAGGCTCAGCAACTGTGCCTGAAATTAAATTAGCTAGCGCTATTATCATGTCGTATCTTTCTCGATCGTCTAGTTTACTCAGGTCTAGATTATCAATTTCCACCTGTCTACTTTCCAAGAATTTTTGCTTCTCTTTTGCTCGTTCAGCGTCAATTTTTTCCAACATTCCAAGCAAATAGTTTTTGGTGTCTATGTTCTTCATTTCTAGACGGAAATTTTGCTGTTCACTTATACCTGCAGCTTTAAGTGCCGCGCTAATACGCTCAGCGTTTTGCTCCATGTACATTTGCGTTTGTCCAAGCAACAGTTCTGCGTTTTGTGCGCCTATGTTTGCAAGTGATTGTAGTGCAGCTACTTTAGTGTTTTGGCTAAGTTCAACTGCTTTAGCAACCTGATTATCGGCTTTCTCCAACGCAGCTACCTTAGTATCAAATCGTTGTTTATATTGGTCTATCTTGTTTTGTTTAAACTCTAAAGTTTTTTCATTCTGAGTTCTTGACGCATTTGCAATACGTCTACCTAGCCCACTACCTGCACGCATATCTTGTAGCATCTGTGCACGTTGTACTTCAGGAGACATCTGACGGTCTTGCTCTTTAGCTAAGTCATCTTGTAAACCTTTTAAACCCATTTCTCCTGTTTTGGGGTCTTGGCCTTTATCTAAATCAGCTATGCCGTAGCGCTCATCAAACCTTTTCTGCGCTACGTCTTGTATACCACCCTCACCAAATACATCCTTCTTAGCCATATCTCCAAGGGTACCCATAGTATCCTCACCGACAGCATCACTAGCCATATTAGACTTTATAGCAGTTTGTTGTTCTGGGGTTATCGCGGTATCCATCCCCGCAATTTTTTCAAGCACCGCAGTAGTGTCGGTCATTTGAGGCCCGCCTTGATTGCTACTCATAGCAGACAAAACTTTTTCGTACATAGGATCTTTTTTATATTCCTGACCTCTAGCTATTTCAGCAGATGTTACCACTGGCCCCGGGGTTGTGCTAGAGGTGTCCTGCAAAGAGTTAGGGTCTACATCTAGACTTTTTAACTCTTTTTGAAGTCTTTCTATTTCTTTCTGAACTTGTATTTTTTCGCTAATTATGTCACGAGTGGGTTGCTGAGGGAATTTTGCAAGTTTTTCCCGCTCCTGCTTTAACCTCTGCATTAGACTATCTTTGAGTACCGCTTTCTTTGCTGGATCTGTTGACCCACCTTCAGAAAAACCAACAATACCCCCGCTAGCCATCATAGGAGGACGACCACCAGCCATAGCGGGTAAGCCACCCATAGGAGGTTTGGGAGCGCCACCCATAGGAGGACGACCACCAGCCATTGGCATAGGAGGTTTAGGAGCGCCACCCATAGGAGGACGAGCACCTGCAATACCACCTTGTTGCGGCGGGCGTTGAGGTTGACCTTTTTGCGCGGCGCGTTGCGCCATTATACCCGCAGTCTGATTGGTCATTTCATTCTGCGTCATACCCATGACTTTTTGTTCTAGCTGGTCTTTAATAGTGTTAGGATTTTGCTGTTGCGCCATTTGCAGTTCTTTGAGCGCCGTGTCTTTTTCACGAGCTATTTTTTGAGTAGCCATAACGTCAAGTAGATCTTTAGATACAGTGCTAGTTTTACCTCGCATCTGCATACTATCTGCTTTATCGTTAACCTGTTGGTCAATGTTTCCCATTATGCCTAACATTATGTAGTCTCCGTATTTATATTAGTGGGATCTTGTTGGTACCCGAAAAGTTTTAGTAAGTATTCCATGCCAGCCTGTCCTTGCTGAAGCTCTCCTAACGCGCTGGGCTCTGTGTAGCTAGTAGTCCTAGCCGAAACTGGTAGCCCCTGTAGCAATGACTGCATGTACTGCACCATCTTAGCGTCGTAATCACGTTCTTCTCTAAACTGTCCGTAGTCCGCAGCTATACCTTCAGAAGCTATATCACGTTGTGTTTGACCTGCATTCATTTGTGCTGCTAGGGTATCAAAACCATACTGATTAATGTTTTGTTGGTTTTGTTGCGCTCTATCCATAGCTTGAGTGAAGCCTTGCGCTCGCTGTGTCGCTGCCATGTCACCGATACTTCTAGTTAGGTTGTTAGCAGCTTCGGCACGCAGTAGTGCGTCTCTTGAACCACCGAAAGCGCCCGCACTAGTTAACGCTTGTCTATTTTGTAGCTGAGTAATCTGGTCTTGTCTGCGCATATCAGCAGCGGTGCGATCAATAACATTCTGCTCATAAGGGTTCATAAACCTAGTTGCATCATTAGGGTCAAATGCACCCATTTGTTTGGTTACAGAACTACTACTTAGTGGGTTGTTTAGAGCCATAACACCGGTCATAGCCTGATCTTGCAAAGTGCTAGTTCCCGCAGTTAGCGGGCCAGTGTATGCTTCATACGGACTTTCAGCTTCTGCCCTACCATAAGATAGCATGTCAGTTACATAATCACCTGCCCAGTTTGCAAGTGCTCCCGACTGCCCTACCTCCTGACCTACTGGAGTTTCTTCTTGAGCATCGTATGTGCCTGTTGGCCCACCTTCAGAAAAACCAACAATGCCACCGCCAGCCATTTTAGGCATAAACTTTTGCGGATCTATTTGTTTACCTTGTTCTGGATTACCTGTGCGTGCTGTACGAACATTATCCATCATATTATGTAGCTGTTGTGCACCTGCATCAGAGTTACCATTACCTAGGTGACTTACTACATCTGCAGGTACTACAAACTCACCATCGCTCAAACGTGCTTCTTGCTTACCATCAATACGTGCAGGTACTTTGTCAGCCATGCCATCAGTCTTACCACCTAAGTAGTAACCATTATTAAACAACTGACCACTTTGCATAGAGGCTAGACCCCCACCAGCATACTTGCGTACACTACCACCCATAGCCATACCACTGGTATCATCTGCAGCAGGAGCAGGGTTCATAATTGATTCGATTTCTTCTGGACTCTTACCTTCCATCTCTAGCTTTTGTCTCTGAGATTTTTTCTCTGCGTCAGCTACGGACATGGGAGTAAACTTTTCTTCTTCAGGTTTAGCGTATATGGTGTCTGTAAAGTAACGTCTGCCTTTACCTCCGGGCCTACGTTCATACCCGCGCTTATAGCGATCTCCCCCAAAACGCTGTGAGTTTAGTTCAGCATCACTCATTTCTTCTAAACTGTCCGGGTCGCTAAAATCGCCCTTCATCATTTTCTTGTCGCCAGTAAGATCTTGAGTAGTTAATATGCCTGATCTACTTCCTTCTGTGCGATAGTCCTTATCTTGATCTACACGTTTTCTTACTTTCTGAAGCCTATCAATACCACCCTGATACCCTACTTCAGGGCGGTTTGGCTGTGTGTATTTGCTTATCATAGACGCAGCGCCTATGTTTAGTAGCTGCCCTACAGGATCATTGGGATCACCCATTCGTTCTAGTATGCCATCGCCAAGATCTAGAACCGAGCCACCAATACTAGTTAACAGGTCGCCTATAGTGCCTGTAAGACTATTGTTTTGCCCCGTACTACCTTGAGTTAGCGAGTTGTCTTGATTACCATGCACAGCTGCAGCACTAGAACCGCCGCCCGTGGACTCTTGGACTACTCCTGTACCACCTAAATACGTTGACATTACTTATCTCCAATAATTTTAAGTATTTCGTCAGTCTTATCTTTAATCATACCACCTTTCGCACGCCTTTGTTGTGGCAGTATTATATCATTTAAAAAGTTATCTCCATACATAGAAGCACTTTCATAAAACCCTTTTTGCTGGTCAGTAGCGAACACATTATCGCCAGCGAAATCATATATGTAATCTATGTTGGTTAGCGGTGCTTGTTGTTCCGTAACCTTACGCTCTTGTTGCATGGCTCTAACCAACTCTTCACGCTGTCTTTCTTCTGTTTGCGCGGTTAACATGTTTTGGAATTCAGTTTGCATGTTTAGCTGCGCTTCTAAATTTTGTTGGCGTTGCTGCTCTAATTGCTGTTCAAACTCCAATTCAGCTTGTTCTTGTTCTGCAAATAACCCCGTGGCAGGAGTAAACTGAGAATCCGCAATGGTAGAATAATCTCCAGTATCTACCACATCCTGCATAAATCTTATGTCTTCACTGTCAAATGTACCATCATTATTAACATCATACAACGCATTATATTCATCCGTCGCAGCTTCTAAATACGATTCTGCTAGATTAACTTCTTCTTGTGTTAATTCGTTAGCAGGTTTTCCTATTAAGTTGGCTAATACTTGTATCTCTCCGCTAACCGATTCTATGTCTCCTCGAGTAGCCAAATCCTGCAATTGCCCTTGAATATTTTTAATATCCGTCTGAGCTGTAGTAATAGCGTCCTCAGCCGTATCTAGATCCGCCTGTGTAGCTGTGCCGCTTTCCAGTAATGAACTATAATTATTCTCTGCAGTAGCCAATCTATCAGTAGCTGCAGTCAAATCAGTTTGCAATGTGTCTACTGTGTCTTGAGCAGCTTTAGTTGCAACATCAGCTTGTAGGGTAGTAATATCTTGTTGGGCAGTACCTAAATCAGTTCTTAGATTAGTAACATCTGTTTGTGCTTGTGCTACTGCCTCCTCTGCTTTGTCTAGATCCGCCTGTGTAGCAGTACCGCTTTCTAGCAATGAAGCATAATTATTTTCTGCAGTGGTTAATCTAGTTTCAGCAGCTTCTAAATCAGTCTGCGCAGCTTTAGTTGCAACATCAGCTTGTAG